TTACGCTTTTCTTCCATAACTAAGCCGCCTCCAGACGTCCAATTATGAATCTTGCGAGTCAGTATAGATCAATATTTACACAGCTGTTTCATGAAATTTACACATGTGTAAATCAAGGTTTACAGATTTGAGGAAAGCCAAAAGAAATATGATGATCTTAAACTTTCTTTATCTGAAATAAGAAAAGAGCTTGGTAATATTTTTAAAGAGTTTTCTAAAACTATAGCAGAGGCGGCGATGCCAACTACAATTGGTTTAGGTGCTCCCAACCCGTTAAGTATAGCTCTTAAATTGTATATTGGTGTTACCAAAATAAAAAGAATATTAGACAGAATTTTTGGTTCATTAGCTATATTTATTGCAACTGCAAAGGCGTTAGGTTTAGATGGAACTCCAGGGTATAATGATATTATGGACTCTATTGCCAATCCTTTAGGGATAATTCAAAATCTCATTTCTAAACAAGAAGAAGACGCATCATATCAAGAAGACCTAGCCCTTCAAGATTACTTACAAACAGCTAAAGAAAATTGGCCATATGGTAAGTCAAATAATATTGATTATAAAACCGTAGAAGAATGGGGTAGAGACGGTATATGGACTGACAAAGGAACTGTAACTATCAGCATTTGGCCTATACAAGATCCTAAAGATAGACAAAAACTTGCAAGTTATTTAGGTGATTTTTACACAGCAAAGAGTATCAATGGTGGTACTGCATATGATAGTCGTATACAAAAATTTGAAGCTATTATTAAATATAATGACTATTTAGGTTGGGCTAGTAAAGAGTTTAAAAGCTATTACGAGAAGCTAGCAGAATCTAACGAAAATAATAACACAACTTACAGTAGTTCATCGGGTACGGCAACTTCAACGACAACAGATCCGGGAAATACAGGCGGTTCTGTTGACACTACATGGAAATCTAACACATATGGATTAAGTGGTCTTTCTAAAAAGGCTACAAAATAATCCGATTATATACATTATATTATTCACTTTTCTAACTAAAAAATTAAATGGAAAACAAAAAAAGAGAGAGAATTAACGTAGCAAAGAAACAAGAATTAAGAACAAAAGTTCAAGATGCTGCACCAGTTGTCGAAGAGACAACAAAATCTAAAGTAGAAGTTGAAAGCGACTACATCTTACCGAATGGCGAATTTGATTGGGACGGTTATGAAGCCGCATTCTCAAATAGACTAAGGCCAAATTACAAAATCAACACAATTAGTAGAAAACATACTGTTTATTCTCATGATGCTAATGCACAAGAGTTTTACAATATGCTTAACGATACTAAGCTAACATCAGACATGATTCCTTCTATTATAGAAGGCGAAGTACTGGAAGGTAAAATCCATACTATGTCAGAGCGTTGGGCTACTGTTGATGTTAATTACCGTGAGATGCTATACATCGATCTTTCTAAAGAGGACGCTGATATGATTAGAGAATATCATGCTGGTGATATGGTTAACGTTAAAGTTATTAGCGATAAGACCATTAATAGAGAATATGCTTTAGCATCTATCACTGAAGGTACTAAACAAGCAATCTTTACTGAACTTAGAACTGCAGCTGATGAAGGTGGTACTGCTTATATGGGTACTGTAGTTTCAATGATTCCGGGCGGTGGTTACATTGTAAAGGTACAAGGTATCGAATGTTTTATGCCAGGTTCACTTGCAGGTATTAATAAACTTGCAGACTTTGAATCTATTGTAGGAACTAAAATGTACGTTGTTCCAGATTCATTCTCTGAAAGAAGAGGAACTCTTGTAGTATCACATAGGGCATACTTACAAGCTATGATTCCAAATAAGATTGCTGAGTTAGAAGAGAATCTAGACCAGGTTGTTAAAGGTAATGTAACAGGTACTGCTAAGTTTGGTGTATTCTGTGAATTTAATGACTGTCTTACTGGTATGATTCATGTAAATGACCTAGATCCAAGCTGGTCTCAAATGCATAAATCTGGAGAAATTAACCCAGGTGATGAGATTGAGTTTAAGATTAAAGAGATTGTATCTAATAAGAAAATCATTCTTACTCAAGTTGAACAAAGAGAACCTGAGGTTGATAACTCATGGGAAGAGTTTACTAAAGATTTAGAAATCCCTTCAGTTGTTGATGGTACAGTAAGATCTGTAAAAGATTACGGTGTATTTGTACAAGTACACGGTACTGTAGTTGGTATGGCACACTCTTCTAGTTTTCCTAAAGGAACTAATCTAAGAGAAGCATTCTCTAAAGGTCAAGAGGTAGCTGTCGAAATTACAAAGATCGATAATGATACTAAGAAAGTATTCCTTAAGGTTATCGGAGCGTAAGCTCTGATAACCCCTAAGGTTAATCGGATATATATTCAAACGAGAAAGATAGATCCTAATGATTAACCAAGGGAATAAAGATATACTTCTAGCTGCTCAAGCTGGTATAGAGTTTGAATTTTACTCTAATCACTCAGTAGAAAAAACCGCTGAGATGCTAGAAAAAGAATTAGGTAAAAAGATTCAGATTGAAGAAACAGCGCATTCTGATTTTGAGCCTAGTGATAAAGTATTTAAGTTAGAGCCTGATATGTCGGGTGGTGCTGGATTGATCGAAATGGTCACAGGTCCAATGCCATATTCTGATGTCAGGCTCTTGCTTATTAAAATGCTAGCTTGGATTGACCAGAATGGTTATACCAACGATAGATGTGGACTGCACTTAAACGTTTCTTTTAAGAAAGAAGCATTTGGTAAGTACTTCATTACTAGAATGAATACTCTTAAATTTATTCTAGATTTTAAAGAAGATCAGGTCTACAAGTTCTTCCCACAAAGAGAGGATTTAGTTTATGCAAAATCTATTAAGTATATTATACCTAAAAATGGTTTATATTACTTTAATGAGAATACAGTAAACCTAAATCAATTTATATACCCTAATACAAAATACTACGGTGTTAATTTCTTAAAACAAGAAAAGGGCTATCTAGAATTTAGATATCTTGGCGGTAAAGACTACCAAAAAAGAACTAAAGATATATTATACCTTTTAGATTTATTCATTATACAGTTATATAATGTATGTAAAGATCCTAAGTTAACTGATCTTAATAGACTGGAGCTTAGAAAGATTATGCGCAAAATGGAGCCTATAATCAAGCTTTATAAGGACCATAGAAACTTTAGTCACTTCCAAAAGATTGATTTTAGTTTAGACCTTATGAAAGATGACAATAATGGGGGAGAGACTATTGATATGTATTGGGATAAGATTAAAGACCATGTAATTAAACTTATTACCGAGGGTGGTATGATCGAAGGTCATATAAATTATGATACTGATAGGTCTAGGGTTCAAGTTAAAGATGGTGTGTTTAAAGGTGCACATGAACTTGAGCATTATGAGTTTGTTGATTGTAACATTGCTGGAGAGATTAGATATTCTGATCTATATAGATGTAACTTAAATAACTCTGATTTAGAGCTTTGTAATTTATATCAATCTACTGCAGTTAAAGGATCTAAACTTAAATCGTGCTATATGCACGAAACTACTAATTTAGAAGACTGTTATGTCTTTGGGACCGATACTATGTTTAATGGTTCTATGAAAGATGGTATTTTTAGAGAGGGTAGATTTAAAGCGAGTAAAGCAAAATTTGACGGTACTGAAATTGTACAGTCAACAAAAATAGAATAATTAAGAAATGGGCGATATTTTCGTAGGTAATTTAGATAACCTTACTACACCACCTAATTATGATGCCGGTTGTTTAAATGAATTTTTAGATGAGGTAGGTTCTTATGTTACAGGTGCTTGTATGATTCCAATGAATCTACCAAAAGCAGAGGTTTACAACATCGTTAAAAGAGCAAAGAAATGGTTCTATAAAAACTATGAGTATTCAGTTGTTGAGAACTTTATGTATATTCCAGTAGATGTTTTTACAACAGATCATTTTAGAAATAGAAGAGCACTTACTCTACCAGATGGTTCTCAATCTCCAGGCGGTGGCGGTGAAGTATTCTCTGTTTATGGTGTTTTTGAAGATGGCTCAGGTTTTGGTACAAACTCAATTACATTCTCGGTAGGTGACTTTGATATGGAAAGAATGCTTTATGGTGGTCTATACGGCGGTGCTGGTGTTGCTAAAGGTATGGAAAACCTGCAGTACTATGTAATTAACCAGTCTGCCTTTGAGATGACTAGACAGGTAACTGAAAACCCACTATCATTCCACTACTCACAACAAACGCACGAACTTAAATTTACTGGTGATACTCCTAAGAAGGGTACATTCCTAGAGATTTACGAGACTATTCCGGACTGTGCGCTATTTGGTGATGAGATTTTCTTTAGATATGTTGCTGCAAAGGTAATGATCTCTTTAGGTCAAAAACTAGCAATTTTTGGGTACAATCTACCTGGTAATATTACTGTTAATGCTGATGTTATCCAGTCTATGGGCCAAGAGCAACTTGATAGAGTTATTGAAGAGATTAAAGGCGACGAGGGAGTTGACTGGATGATGCACTCTTAAGCTAGATATATAATATTACTATGGACTTCTACGTAAGAGTTAAAGGTGACCCAAACTACGATGCAACTAAGGTGCATTCTGAAAGTGAGCTAGCACAGCTTATTGGACAGATTGAGACTATGTTGTTTACTAATAGGGGTGAAGTTCTAGGTGAACCTGATTTTGGTGCTAACCTAGAAGACTTGATTTATTCATTAAATTATAATGAAACTCAAGTAGCAGCTGTTATAAATGAACAGATGGATCGCTATGTACCTCTTGCTACAAAATATAATGTGCAAACTAAAGTCGAGTTCTATAGAGGAGCTGTAAGAGATATTGCACAAATAAACATTGAGATTGATTCTAAGTATCAAGTCGGTGTTTACATAAATTAAGACAACCTATTAAATGGCTGATTACAAATTTTTACAAGCTTCTAGAGTTAAGGCTAATGAAATTATTGAAGATGCTAGAGTCTATATAAGTAGAGTCTATGGTAGAGCTGGTGAGTTATTCACAGCTGCTTCTCCATTTGCACAGATTATGAATGTTGTTTCAGAGCTTTCTGAGCTTATCATGTTCTATATTGAAGATGCAACTGTTGAACAAAATATAATGACAGCACAGCAACCTGAATCGATCTATGGTTTAGCTAGGCTGGCAGGCCACGATCCTTCTAGAGGTTTTTCTGCAGTTGGTGAGATTGAAGTTAGATGGAAGCCAGGCGTTATGTCAGATGTAATGGGAGATGCTCTTTATATTCCTGCAGATTCTAAAATTACTTCAGAGCTTAATGGACTTCCATACCTACTTAGATCGGCTACTGATATTATATCTCTATCTAAATCAAATGTTGATTACATTAAGATCCCTATTATTCAAGGTGAGATTCAAAGACAGTCTCTAACAGGAACTGGCGAAGCATTCCAAACTTTTAATATTCAGACTAGCGGTGCAACAGCACATGACCAAGTTAAAGTATATGTAAATAGCTCAGCATGGACTGTCTACAATTCTATATACGATATGACTGCTAATACTAATGGCGTTGTAGTTAAGACCGGAGTTACAGGTGGATTAGACCTATTCTTTGGTAATGGTAACTTTGGAAATATTCCTAGTAACGGTGCTATTATTGAAGTTGAATACATTAAGTCTAAAGGTTCTGCTGGTAACCTAGGAGAGTCTAAGGATGTTACATTTAAGTTTACGGACTTTGGTTATGACGGCCTAAAGACTGAGTATGACCTAAATGAACTTTTAGAAATTAAAGTTACTTCAGCTCCTAAAATGGGTGCAGACCCAGAATCTATTGAGTTTACTAAACTTATTGCACCAATGCAATCAAACTCATTCGTCCTGGCTACACCAAACAATTATGAGCACTTCTTAGCTAGATATAATATGTTCTCATATATTGATGCTTATAACACAACAGACGATCAGTATTTAGATGATGACAATGTTATCTACCTTTTCTTACTACCTGATGTTAAGTCTAAGCTTGTAGGAACTCAAGATTATTTCTCAGTTCCAACTGAAGAATTCTTTTTCTCTCAGTCTGAGTTAGCAGCGATTAGAGAAGCTGTAGAAAACTCGGGCCAGCAAATGGTTACAACTGAGATTGAATTCGTAGATCCTAAGAAGAAACTTTACTCAATGAATATTAATGTAAGACACTTTGAAGGTTTTGATGAGATTCAACTTATGAATAATATTAGAGCTAAGATCTCAGAGTATCTTCTAACTATTACAAGAAGAGATAGACTTCCTAAATCAGATCTTGTTGCTATTATTGAGAATATCGATGGTATTGATTCTGTAAATGTTCAGTTTATGTCAAAGTCTCAAGAAGACGCTATGAGGACAGGATCTTATACGGTAACTCAAACTACAATTACACCACAGTCTCCAGTACTTGAAGATACTGGTAATGGTAAGAATAGAATACTATTCTTTAAAAAGACTGTTACTTCTAAAACTGTAACATTTGATGCTTCTTCGGGTATTCCACAGGAAGTTAGAAAAGAAGTTACAGGCCTTGATGAATTTGGTGACATTATTCTTAATAAAGAAGAGGTTGCAATGTTTAGGGGCGGTTGGCAAGATAGAACTGGGGCTTCAGTAGCTGACGATCCTAAGATTGGTGCTTTAGCTTCTATGACTGTAAACTTCTCTAACCCAGTTCCAAGAACAGTTTACACTCAAATTCAATCAGCAAATAGAAAAGCAATATAATGTCTTTATATAAAGATCTATATAAATATAAGCTCGTTAAGAAATACGATCTTACTAAGACTATGAATGACCTTAGAAAGAACGAGGGTAGAGATTACACTGATAATCTTCTTAAGAACTCTCTTTCTGAGCACATTCAAAGAAAAGATATAATGAGAGACTTTATAGGTTTCATACAAGATATCTTTGTTGAAAGGGTTAAGGCCGTAACAAGGCTAAAACTATTTAAGGCATTTGCTATGCCAAAAGACTACTACAAAGTTAAATAATGAGATACCAAGGACTTAGATTTTTTAACGGTACTAAAACTGAAATTGAACTTTCATATGACTCAGCAAATGAAGTCTTTGAGGGTTCTATTCATTTAGATGAAGTATCGACTGGACTTTATGAAACTGCAACTATCTTTATTCTAGAAGAAGCGGTTACACAATACGGTGCTACAAAACTAGTTACCCCTATTGGTTCTAATGTTGCATCTAAGTTTAAATGCGAGTTTGTTAATAATAAACTGCAATCTTCTGACATTAACATAATCTCTGCATATTTAGACGGCGATGAGATGTATGTAAAGCAAGAGTCTTTTGTAGAATTACAACCACAAGATAATTCAGTTGCAACTTCTACTACAGATGGTATTCATACACTTGGATCTTCTTATAATAAAGAAGCTCTTCAGTTTACTATTGCTCTAAACTCAGAAGAAGATAAATCACACTACAGATACTTAAGAATTTATGACACTATTGATGACAAGCTTATTGCTAACATCTATGTTTATGGTGAGACTGTGGGAGAGGACGAAAGACTAGCAGTCCTTCTTTCTAACTTCGGTACTTCGGTAACTGCTAAAGATCAGTTCTTATTTAAAGACCATGACATCAATGAGATTGGCACAGACTGGAAACTTGTTAATAGAAAGCGTAAAGAGCTTTTACTTGAACTTTCAAATATTAAACCATTCGTAGGAACTTATAAAGCGCTTCTTAATGCAATTAAGTTCTATGGCTATAATAATCTTACATTAAAAGAATACTGGTTAATGATCGACGATAGATCTCCAATGTTCGGTAAGATGAAAGCAATTGAAGTTCCAGATAATACTAAAGGCTATACTGCTAAAAATAGAGAGGTTATCCTTCCTAGCTCTTCATATAAGAAGACTTCTAGGTTTGGTCTTTACTATAAACTTAATACACCAGATGGTACATTTGATGAATGGGATACCCCACGGGTTGAAGAGGTATTTGACTTTACTCCTGAAGAAGTACTAATCAAACTTTACGGTCTTAAGAATAAACTACAGAAAGAATATCTACCGCTTAACGCTAAGATTATAGATATCATTGGTGAAGGTGATTTCTTTTCAGCTTACAATACAAATATTTGGAATAACCAAAACCCTATTACAGAGATTGTAGCTGGTATAGATCCTGAGATAAAGATACACACCGACAGCGTTTATATCGAAGATCTTGAAAAAGTTTCAAATCTTTTTACTGGCGGTGTACAAAACTTTAATAGATTTAGTAGCCAAGATATCCTTGATGCATATCAAGATACTGAAGATTTTTATAACAACTATTATAATTTAGATAGATCTACATTTAGGTCTAAAAATACAGATGCTAGAATTGGTGCACCTATAATGTTAGAATGTACTTCGTTCTTAAATTCTTGGGACGATGCTGAATTTACATGGGGTGATGCTGAATCATTTATTACATGGGAGAACTGGTGGAAGCAAAATGTATATGAGCTTAGATGGTATATTACAGGACCTAGAGGTTATTCACTATCTATTGGCGGTGATATTGATGACTATATGAAGATTGCAGTAGCACTTCCATATTCTGGTAAATATTCTGTGGTCTTTGAACAGGTTGATCTATTCAATAATGTAATGGTATTAAGGTACCCAGATGCTATTGAAGTAAAAGTTAAACCAGTTGAATTATACGGAATCTATAGATGGAAAGAGTCTCAAGATTTCTTATGGGGCAAGTCAGATTATAATTGGAAAGACGCCGGCGGCGATTGGGATTTCCCGCAGCAGAATACTGATGATGTTGAAAATGAGATAGGTACATTCTACCACTCTTTAGATAGAGCTAATTATCTACATGATGAAACAGATGGTATTAACTTCTCTATGGTTAGAGGTCTTTCTGATGGTTCTTATACTACAGGTCCTTATTTCTGGAGAAACCTTTCTAATCACAATTGGAATGATGGTAAACATACTTGGTGGGATGCAACTATTGTAGGGGCAGATCAAACTGCTGGCTTTAAGATTATTTCTGCAGATGCTGCTGCAATTCTTGAAATTACACATTATGATTTAGCTTCGAACACAATGCTAACAGGGACTCACGCAATATCAATAGATCTTACAGATCCATTTGATTTAACAGCGTTCCAGGATGTTGCAGACCAGCTTAATAACTCTACAGACACGATTATATCTAAATTCATTTACAATCCTATATTTGAAGATACTAATAATAACGGTACTAATAATATTTGTACAGGTATACTTGCAGTTGGTAAAGACTACTCTACTAAATACGACTTTGAAACTGTTGAATTTACAGATCCAACACTTGGAGTTATTGAAGATATAGTTAGATACAAATCTAATAACCCAACATATAATGATGTTAGAATTGCTAAAGACCATGTTTATATAGAAAAATTAACACATATGACATTTACAGCTGATAGCTCTAAGATGGCTGGCAAGTCATCTTATAGCTGGAGAGTAATAAATAACTCGAAAGACGTAGATGATATACACTACAATAATAAATGGTTTACATATTTGTTTGAGCATAACGGTGATTATACTGTTGAACTTACGGTTACGGATATTAATGGAAACACTAATAGTATTAGTAAAAATGCACTAAGTATAAAGTCATTTCCAGGTAGCCCTGGAAAGGGGGCCGGCCCTAAAATAACTCCAAATATGAATTTATCAGTTCCTATAAATTCAGGAACTAGTGGAACTTCAGGTATATCTGGCACTTCCGGAACTAGTGGAACTTCAGGTACATCTGGCACTAGTGGTTTAACATTAAACCTAAGAACATATTAAATTATTATGGGTGAAATTCTAAAATATGGTAAAGTATGGGGAACTAACGAATCTACGTTAAATAAAACAGCAGACACTGATTCTGATGGTACTACTATACAAGGTATCGGTGATATCGGTGAACATCAAATTAAACTATTATATGATAATTATAATAGGGATAATGAAATTCCGTATGAAAACTTTACATTAGATATTATAGATACTGATACTGGTGAATATCCCACTTGGTTGATACACTATTATCATTTAACTAATATTATTACACCATCAGGTAGTCAATTAGAATATTTATACCCAGATAATACACCGCCTGGATATAGTATAAATGAATGGAGGTTTGTATGTGGTTGGAATTGGTTACAAGATGTGGATACCCAACCAAGATCTATGGAAATAACATTTACTGAAAGTGGAACGGGAGAATCAGTAACTCATACTTTAACACAAGAGGGTGCTTTAGCAGCAAATAAGACTCCTTTAAATTTAACACAAGGGTATGGGGCTCAACAACCCAGTTCAACCGGTGGTGAAGGCACTGTAGTTGTACGATTTGATGCGACAGATACATTTGTAGGCTTTGGTTATCCAGGAGAAAACAGGGTGGGTGTTGGATATGATTGGCCAGGTAAATGGTATAACGGTATTAGGTATTCTCAGTTTTATACTGATGGCGTAAAGTACGATCCAGTATGGGATGTAGAAATAATTGATGTTGTAACTGGACAGCCTGCAACTTGGGCTACATTTAGGGAAGTTAATAATATTAGATTAGTAGACCAGAGAAACATGATAATGTCTGTTGATTTTGTTATAGATTTTGAGGATAACACCGGTGGTGTAAATAGATGGTTTGATGTAAATATTACAGAACTTCGCCATAATGAATCTATAACTATTAATTGGGTACAACCAAATTGATAATTTATCAATAAATAAATCTGATATATACTACAATAACAGGTTAATACTATATTAAAATTAAATAAAAACCCATATAATGGCAACAATCACACTAATTCAAGGCACTGATAGCCTTTCTGCTTCTAGAGTTACTCTTAATGATAACTTTACAGCCCTTAATGATGAACTAGGTCTTGTTACTACACTACTAAATCCAACAACTTCTAACCTTTCGGGTGTTAATAATATTGATTCTACTACTTTAGACGTTGATGGGGGCTCAGCTGCTTCCTTTGCTACAACTGGTAATGTATTAGCAGTTGATACTGATGTTGATGGGCTTCTTAAAGTTAACGCAGGCGCAATATTTGCATCTGAAACTATTAGCGGTCAAATGCCAGGAGCAAATGCTTATGCTGCATCTTCGTATATTGTACAAACTGGAAATGCAGTACTTGATGTAGCTGAAGAAGGCCAAGAGATTACAATTATTGCAGACGGCACAACGGTTAATGTTGATGTTAATCTAATTGCAGGTGTAAGTCAATTATCATTAGCAGCAGGCCAAACAGCAACATTAAGATTCCACGGCGGTACTTGGTACCTAATCGCTGCACACCCACTAGCTACTGTAGCTTAATAAAAAGACTTAAAGATAAATGGCAACACCATTAGTAAGAACTGTACAAGAGCAGGGCGGTACAATGTTCGCATTCGCTTCTGCGGCAAGAGATTTAACTAGAGCACAAGGAGACCCGGACTTAAAGTTCGAGTTTTCTCATTATGCACTTCTGGATCTACCAGAGGTTACTGCACCAGTTAACGGCCTTAATACTATTCAATTCGATAATCTAGAGGATATTGTCGGTAATTCTTACGCTCCTTCTACGGATACTAATAGATCTTGGTCAGAAACTTTTCAAAACTATGCCCTTAACCTAGAAGAGATTATTAGGAATGATGATGACTTTGATTCTGTAATCTATAAGTCTGATGCTGAAAAGATCTTCTTTAAATATCTTCAGGCTATGGGTGCTATGAGAATTAGATCAGCTGGATCTAATGAGGCTCTATCAACAATAGGTAGATATGCTGAGGAAGATAATGCGGCCGGTACTGGTTCTGATTACGAAAGAATTGTTAAGTACTTAGGAACTATTGATGTAGTCAACGATAAGAACTACGCGGCTAATACATACCAAGAAATCTTTATTAATGTCCCTTCATCAGTTGGTAATACACCGGTTGTTCTATTTGAAGATGACACATACAATACAACTAGCCTTAAATTAGCGGCTAGCAATAATATCGAGGGTCGTTCATCGCACCCTGAAACTGGATTTTCTATTCAGTCACTAGTTGATAATAACGGTTACTATGATATAGATACAAATGCTAATCCAGGTATCGGTATCGACTTTAACGAGCAAAGCTACTACGCGGTTAATGTCAATTCATCTATTAATACATTACACGACTACTCACAAAGAGGTGGTAATTTCAAGTTTAATGCGGTTCTTGTATACTACGATCTTTACTCTCAGTCAAACCCAGGTAATAGAGCAACTAACCTATATGGCGTGCTTCTGCTTGATAACTTTGTAGATGGAAATATTAGAGAGCTTATTAAGTATAAGCCAAATTCAGTAACTGGACTAAATGGTAATGCATATTCTTTAAAGCTGAATATCAAATATAATACATCTCTAGATAACGTTGGTGTTGAGAATAATATCAACGACTTTACAACGTTCTCTATGGATCTGTTCTTTGATACAACATCTGTATTAGAGAATGCTGCTAAACTTCTTAACCAAGCCAATAATCGTTATGATGATATTTCTAATAGGCTAGATGTTATGGAGAATGCAGTTCTTTCATCACAGGATGCAGCAACTCTTAAAAAACAAGTTGCAGATCTTCAAAATCAAGTAGAGCTAGCAGCACTTAATTATGCTGATGAAGCTTCACTGCTTGATATGATTACAGATATTAACAGAAGAATCAATAGCATTGTTAACGGTACTATACCAACAGAAGTACAATATAATACAAATGTTATTTTTGACGGTAAAGGTACTTCTGTAGATAAATCAGTTCCTGGTAAAATTAAAATTAATAACACCAACCAAGGTTATAGACTTCTAAAGCTATTTGATTGGGATGGTGCAGTACAACAGCCAATTACAGCGTTTGACCCTCTTACAGCTAATACTAACGGTATTTATGCTAGACTTAAACCATTCGAGAATATGATGAGAGTGAGTCTATCAGCAGGGGCTATGAATGATTCGCTGAATATATACATTGATGATAGTACTGATAGTTGGGTAGATGGTCAAACTCTTAAAATTGTTTTTGACTCTGATCTAAATCTTTCAGGCTATAATATCAACGTTTATACAGATAAGAAAAACGATTGGAGTCTTGCAAGACAGATTACTTCTGCAGAACTTAAGGGTTCTAAACCTTATATCGAACTTATTTGTACAAACCAAACAACATTAACATTCGTTGCAGACGTACTAAGATAAGATGGCAAATAACAGTATCTCACAAATTATCAGACAGTTTCTGGAAATGAACCAGAACTCTTTAGAGAACTACGAGAAGATCTCTGAAGCAATTACAACTGACAAGAAAACAGTTTCATTAGATTTATTTGATGAAAAAGGTAACTTGAAAACAGTTCAAGTTCCTGCGTTTGGATATATGAAACGTGAGATTGAAAGGCTTGACCAAAACTTTAAGTCTATGTCGGGTATCGGTACTACCGATGCTTCTGTTAGAATGGCAGACGGTACTTATAGACAGATTCAAAAAGCTAAGCTTAAGTCTCCTGCTAAGTCTGTAACTAATATCGATACTCCTAGAGAGTTTGTTGCAAAGACTAACAATTTCTTCGAGTCTTTTCTAAATCCACTACTTCAAGTACAAATTGGCGTTAACGGTCAAGTTGACACTGGTACTGAGAAGATTAAACTAAGAAGATACTTAATCGATTCTAATGATGCTCTTTCAGCAGAATGGTTCGATGATAATATTAAAGGCCTAGACAACCTTGAAATTAACAATACTATCTCACAGCTTGAAACTGCTGGAGTTAAGTATATTTTAGATGAAGAGGTTATTGATGCTCCTGTTAGATCTACAAAATACTACGGTGGTTTTAACGTAATTAAAGTTAGAACAGCTCAAAGAAATATAGTTGTAGATGGTGTATCTCAAACTAAGACTGTAAAACTTTATTCTCTAGATAAACTTACTTATAGTGACGCTGATAAGTCTATGGATGAAACAGAATCACTAAAAGTAAATGATGAACTTCTAGTGAACTCAGGTAATAACTCTACAAAATATAGAGTTGTTGCTATTAATAATGATACTCTTGAAGTTGAACTTCTACTAATCGAAGGTTATGAACCAATTAAAGTAGGAGCTAACCAACTAAAAATCTATAAAGGTAAAGAGGCATACGATCAAATCGACGTTTCTGTAGGTTTTGATGAAAGAGTTATTGCATTTATTAAACCGGTAGATCCTGAATCAAACATCGAAGCAGAGGTTTGGTCTCCAGGTACTGCATTCTTTTCTAATGAATTAATTATCACTAGAGATAATGGTGAAGTTCAAACGCTAGCAGACTATTATAAAGCAGAGGTTTCTGACTTTGGACAGTTTATTAAATCTTTACAAGAGGACTCTATTCCACCATCTAGTGTTGGTGTTACTCCAGATGCTCCTGCAGTGGACGCTGAAGGCTTTAAAGTAGTTCAGATTAATACACACCTAACTTCTAGCAACTCGTTCCAAAAGGTTAAGAAACTAAACTCTAATAAGATCGCTGCTTCTTCTAAAATTGAAAGACTAGATGAAGATCTTTCTAAGAAAAGAGCAGAGCTTTCTACTAAGAAGTATAAGTCTTCTATCGAAAGAGACAGAGATAGAAATGAACTTAATTCAATGCTTAATGAAAGAGCGGCTGAATCTAAGCTATACTCTTCATTAGTATCTGAAATGTCTTCATTAGCTTCTGATAGTGCTATTTCAAGTATATCACCTAAATATAGAGTTAGAGGGTTCTTCCCAATGCCAACTCCTAAATTAGCTGGTAATACAGTACCACAAGAAGTTGTTCAATTTAAGATTCAATATAGATATCTATCTGCGGATGGTACTCCATCAGATAGTAGCCAGATTAATACAACTGATAGCTCTGGTAATTCAACGACTGGTGTATTCTCTAACTGGGTTGAAGTTATGTCTAAGGCTAGAAAGAGAATCAAGGACGAAGTAACTGGTAAATATATATGGGCTAATGAATCTATTGAAGATGGCCAAGAGGTAAATATTAACCAAGTTGATATTCCTATTCAACCTGGTGAAACTGTTGAATTTAGAGTTAAGTCTCTATCTGAAGCAGGCTACCCTGCAAACCCAGTAGAATCTGATTGGTCGGCTATTACTAGAATTGAATTCCCAGCAGGTACTCAAGCAGATGACTCAGTAGTCACTCTTATTGAACAGAATTCAAAAGAGATTGCTAAGGTAAGCTTAATGAGTGAGCTTGATAGCGCTGGTTTCTATCAGCATATCAGTGACCAATTTACGGTTAATGAAAAGTTTTATGCACATGAATCTAAATCAATTGCATCAGGATTCTTAACTTCTGAACAGTCTCCAATCTCACTATTCGATAAGCTAATTGAAATGCAGAATGAGATTAATGCTCTTAAAGAGCAAATTGCTGGTACCCTTGGTGAGCTTGCAGTTAAGATTCAATATGAAGACGGTACAGTAGAATCAGTACAAAATGGCACGGTTAAACAAATCTTTGCGGGTTACTATACTGATGATGTTGCAGATCTTCAAATTAAGAAAGGACATATTGTTACTAAGACATTTAAGATTCTTCTTGAAAATGAAAAGGCTACACCGCTTGAACTTATTTCAAGACTTGCTGGTGATAGAAAGACAGCTGCCTTTACGTCTACTGTTAACTCTGCATTTGGTGCTAATGGTAATCAAGTATCTTTAGATTCTCAAGTTGCTAACGATTCTTATTACTTATCACAAGGTAAGTATGATATGGTTCCTGTACTTTACCAAAACACTACAGCAGCTGAATTTGCTTCTACATCTTACTTAAACGAAGCTCCAACTCAGTCAGCACAGTTAAAAGGCCAGTTTATTTACTCTAGATATAAAGACGTTTCTAACTCTAATGCACTATACACTACTCAAAATGAAGATAGTACAGATTCTTCAGGTGCTATAACATATGAGTATGGAATGTATGATATTCTAACGGCAAATATTAATGGAGGTCCTGCTGAATCATTTATTTGGACAGGAACTTGGGACTCTAATAATGACCCTGTCGTTACTACGACGTCGATTCTTTCAACTGCTTCAGTCTCATATAATAATAATATGTTCTTACACGGAGATCACCCAAGTATTAATGGACTTTCATCACCTGTTTATAATAACATTTATAATAATGGCGCAAACCACGTTCAGTCTAAAGCAGCTAGCAAGAATGGTATTCAAACTGCATATTTCTATGATAACTCACTAAATAGAACTACTAAGATGGCATTTGAGCCTAATGACCAGTACTTACTAGGTGGTAAATCATGTGGTGCATACTTATTCTTATCTCCTCTTTCTATCGATTCAGTTATGGTAGATGCTGATAATAGTTCAGGTAAGTATATAGTTAAGAATGGTGAGAATAATGCAGTAGCTATTGATGTTGTATTCCAATATAGAATGACTGATTATGGTGGTGCATCTGAGTCTTCTCTTGGTTTTGTAGGTGGTATTGCAACTCAACCAATCTCTAACCTAACGTATTCTAAAAGAATCGGTCTAGATATACTAGATTCAGAAAACAATAAGTTCTCATTTGATCTAGAAGTATTCGCTAAGTATACTGCATAATTATCTAGATATATAAGTCAAGCGCTTATAAACATATCATAGATAAATGGCTAGCATAAACTTTAACGCGAAGACAAACTCTATTGAGGGCAAGAGTCACGTAATTCTTAGAACAAACCCAGTACTTACATCAAACGTAAAGCTTGTTGTAGACTCTTCTGGTGAAATCTACTTAGATTCTATTAATGCTAATAGAACTTTAAGCGACCAGAGGTATAAAAAGTTCAATCTTGATAGAAACGGACATTTCGCGTATGATATAGCTTCTTATTATTCAGCAACGCCATATGAAACGGTGTATGAGCCACTTAGAAGAGACTCAGACCTTTCAGTTTATAGAGAATATAATAAACAATATGAGGAGCAATACAACTATGGTGCTCGTCTAAATGGCTCAAAAGACTTTGATGAGAATATCAGGTTTATGGCTCCATTATGGATTAATGAGAAGCTACCTGAGTATTTTGTAATCTATAGAATCGAAGAGCCGGTTTCAAAACTACCTTTAGATGATTCTTTAGATGGCATACCTGAAAATGGTATTGGCATAGATGATAGAATCATGGAGATGCTTAATAATGCTACGATCGTTAAGTCATACGATCTTAGAAAAGGATCTGCAATTGGTGACTACTTAGATCGTTTTGCAAATGATGCTGCTAGGCCTAAAGCACCCTTAACGTTATCATTCGAGGAGAATGAAAAAACATCATGGAATGGTATTGATATTAGAAGGGGTGGTTTTGCATCTAAAGGTGAATACATTTATAGAGACTTCGTTGGTGCTGATAGAGAAGAGATTCTTAATAATAAGTTTATTACTGACGGCTTTAAAAGAAATCAGCTGATTAGTGCTAATCTTATCAATATGGAGTTCTTATTTGAGGACTTTGATGATACATATGACGTTAATAGGTATATTGGTGTTTATGTAAATGAACATGAGGAAGGTGCGTTTAAGTCTATTAGATATAAAGCTAATACTATTTTTATAGATGAGAATACTCTTACTAGTAACTTTGATATTGATGGTATTACCTTAACTCCTAAAAAAATGTTACCTAATAGCGAGCTAGATCTTCCAATACTACAATACGTTAAGTCGGGTAAATCATTTGGCCATGTACTAAACGATCCTAACACAGATATTTTAAAGTTAAAGGTTAGATCTTTTAATATTAATAATGATAAGTATATTAAGAAAGATAGCTCTCTTAGAATTACAAATATACTTGATAACGCTAAAGATTTTATTAAGATTACAGTTGATGAAAATCCACAGCCAGCTGATGAGTTTATTATTACGACATATACAGAATACTTAATTCAAGAATCTAATGACCATTTTTACTATAGGTTAACTGCCGACTCTTCTATGCCAGCCGGCGAATTTACTAAGAATAAGTTCTCATCTAATGGTACTACAACTCAAGTTGCTAAAGCTATAGTGGATGCTGTAAAACTATTTGAAGATCTTGAACTAAATATAAAGGTAAGAGGATCTGAAATCTTTATTGAAAATTATAAAGCAGGTAATAGGACGAACGCGTTCTTTGTATCTACTAGCGTAAACTCTAGTGCGTTCACGATAGAAGGATTAGCTCATTCTAATGAATTGAATTTACATGTAGATATAATTTCTAATTTTAATACATTTATACCTTATGGTGGTTCATATCAGGGTTTTGGTTTCTTAGTTGACGAAACAGAGGTTGGAGAGATTGATGGAGATACTTATATAAAAGAAGGACCATTATTTATTAAAATTACAGAGGTTGTTCAAGACCCATATTATACTAATTATTATAGAGTCTGCTTAGACGGTAAGGTAAATAATCTTAAACTAACTGATAACTCAGTTGGCTTATGGGTTGAAAATAGAATTAAGTTTGGTAAGTTTGAAGCTTTAGACTTCCACGACTTTGATTATAACTTCTACTCTACTAGAAACTCAGATATTGGTGAACTACAATATGAGCTTGACTATACGATCACTGGAGTTGTCGATGATGACATCTTAAGTGTTTCTCAACTTGAAGATATTTCAGGTGATTTTGCTAATTTACAAGGTGTTAGACTTCCAGTTACTCCTAACTCTTCTGGTCTTTCATCGGTTGATAACGAGTACGATAGACTTAAAGAAAACTATACTGCTGAACTTGCTCTAGAATCTAGAGTAGTTCCAACTATTAATAAGTGGAAATACCATGAAGGTGTTAATGCTAAAGAGATGCCTTATATGCTTACAATGAGTGAAGCATTTGGTAAGACTAACTTCTCACCAGATATTGAAAAGTCTGGAAGAGATATTAGTTCTATGACACACGAATGGTTCTACTTATATAAACATCCAGTTTATAACGGTATTACTACTGACGAGGATGTTGCTGAAATGGTAACTAAGCTTACTAGCTATATTCAACCTGAACCATCTATTGATTTAGACTACTCTAAATTAATAGACGTTAATAATAATTGGTTTGATAGGTTATTCATCTATGATGGATATGATGTTCCAGGTTCTGGTTTTGCACCTGCAATTCCTACTGCAAAATATGTTAGACTTAGGGGTGGTTCAACTAAAGCTCCAGCTGAGGCTCTATTTAGAGGACTTAAGGTTAAACTTTACGAAAGAAAGGAATTCAATGAACCAAATCCTAAAAACCTTATAACCTCTACTATATTTAATGATTATAAGTTTACAGCAGTCTTAAACTATAATCACGACCAGCCTGAAGATTCATTATCTATTAAAGCTATTCAAAATAAAGCTTTCAAATTTGTTTGTCTTTACATTGAATTAAACTCATCTGAAAAGAATATCGAAACTCTTAATAGGACTTTATTATACTCTCTTAGAGATTTCTTTGATGGTAATACAGCAGTTGATACTACTATTAATGGTTATATTAATTTTGATATTACACAGGATGGAGATTCAAAATATGTTGATGGTAAAGGAATAGGTACTAAACTAATTAGAGACTTACAGCTTAATGCTAATGGTAGCTATAATAATATTACGTTTGAATACGGCGGTGACACTTGGGTCTTACCTATTATAGAAGTATACTCTAATACATCTATTAGAATTGCAAATAATAGCAATGGTAAGATTTATAATGATACTCAGACAAACGAGTTAGATATTACTTTAGTTTCATCAACTGATTGGTCTAATATAACATTTAACTATGTCGACGGTGGGTATAAATTAGCTAAATCACTTATTGAAAGTATTTCTGCTAAAAATATTGCAAATACTCTAAACAATAATGATACTGAAGATATTGAGTATATTACAGTTGAAGAGGATGGTACTATTAATACTAATAGATTTATTATAAACGTTGAATCAGGTAATAAAGTTTCTAAATACTCTAAACTTGTTGCAAATCCAGATCCAAATAAACCTAATAGCTATAAAGTAGCTGCAGGTTCTATAGGTTATATCGTAGAAGATAGAATTGATTCATATTCTACTAATCTTATTAGAATGTCAGGTCACTATACACCTCTTTCTAGACCTGTGGTTTCATTTACTGACCTTTACTCTGAGTATAAGACAGATCAGCTAGTATCACCCGATGTTAGAGAGCAGACTATTTACAATAGGTATAATAGAATGGGCGTTGCATTTATGTCTTACATTTATAGAGGCCAGTATAAATATGGCCTTATTGAGGATATGTTCTATCATAAGGTAAACCCTGAAAAGGCAGATGGTATTCTTAAGCTATCAAATACTACGGGTAGCCAACCTAGATATCCTCTTATTGATGAGATTGCTATTGATAAAAGAGATATTAATGTTTTTAGATCTTCATGGGAAGACCAATACTACGTTAAGAGCGGAAGTAATAAGCAGAACATAAATGTATACGGTACTCTTTCAACTCATGAAGAGTCTGCATTTTTAGCGTCTACGCTAAACCTACCTAGATCGCAGTACGAGATTACTATTTATGATACTATTTCAAATGCTGTTAGTCTAGATGATATGAAGACTATTAAAGAATCTGGTAACTTTACAGGTGATGTAGTTCAGTATGAAGATGTTGATAGAATTTATATGGATGTTTATTTAGATAATATGCTTATTAATTTACTAGAATCTGATAATGCAGGACATTCCATTAAAAAGTTTGTTCTAGCATCTGAATCTTACGGAGATAAGTCAACTGTAAATGATGATATTAGAGAATACATAAAAGTTAACCTGCTAAAGCTAATGAATATAAATGATTTAAAGGTTTACAACAAAGATAATAACTCAATCTTAAATTCTGAGTTACTTTCAGCTGAATCTTTAAACGGTATTCTAGATTCTGGTTTTACAGAGTCTAAAGATTTTAGAGTAGAGTATGATAATACAAATCCTTTAAATTTAAGAGTAATATATAACAAAAGGGCTGGCTTTAGACATCAGCTGTATTTGTATACAAAAATAAGAAGCTAAAACATGGCTATTAATATTAAAGAGATCTTTGAATCTGATTCTGAAAATCAGAAGGTAGATAAGATTAATTATAACTTCGATCAAATTCTAGCAAATGGCGGTGGTCCTGTTGGTGCAACAGGTGCCCAGGGTTCAACTGGTTCAACCGGTCCAAGAGGGGCTCAAGGTGCTCAAGGGCCTGCAGGTCCACAGGGGCTACAAGGTGAATATAGTGACTTCTTTGTAGTAGATGATGCAGGAGCTGCTAACTATAATACTGCATATCTAAAAGTATCAAATGCTACTACAACTCTAGTTGTCGGTGATTCTGGTGCTAATAGCAACGGCGCGCCGACTCCGGTATATACGGATTCGGCTCTTAAACTAATAGGTGGTGATTTTGGCGGTAATGTTTTAAGACTACTTAGCGCTAGAGGTACTAACGATTATATTGACTTAAATATTACAGACCTTAATAATATTAGGACTCTTTCTTTTAATACTTCAGCGTATGGTAATTCAGAAACTCTTTATGAATTTAATGGCCATTCTCTATCACTTAGATACGGTAACGCTGATAAAGTTTTGTTAAATGAGACTGAGTCGCAGTTTAACTCTGGTGTTGTATTCAACGGAGCTACTAGACTTCCATCATCTGCTGCAACTGGTAAAGTTCTTACATCACAAGATTCTAACGGTACATTTGGTTGGGGTGATCCGGGTGTTGTTCCTATTGGTACTATAGTTATGGTTCCTGGTTTTGTTCTTACTAACCCTAATAGCATAGATACTACAGGTAATAATACGGGTAACTCATCGTCGGTTTCTATCCAAAACTGGATTGGTAGAGGCGTTGGCGATTGGGCTGGTTGGTACTATTGTAATGGGGAAACCTGGGCAGCTAGTGGTGTTTCATATGCAGTTCCAGATATGAGGGATAGGTTACCATTGGGTTTCTCTTACCTGAATAATACTGCATCTTCTGCGTCACAAACACCTAATCTAGAAAGCGGTACTAATAATATGGATGAATTAGAAGAGATTAAAGTTAATACTCAATTAGCAGATCATGACCATTCATATACATATAATTTAACTCAAGTACAGACTAATAGTATTAGTGGTGTTTACGCATATAGTAAGACTGATTCGAACGCAACTTCTAGCTTGACTGATGGTCCAACTGCATCACTAACACAAACTTCAACAAACACTGATGTTTCTTTTAAGACTAATACCGTTGGTTATATGATTTATTTAGAAAGAACTGACTTAAAATATACAATATCAGCATCCACTGGTGGAGGAGCTTCAAGCACTCCAATTTTTAATAACAACCCAGGTTAATTATGATTAATATAAACATAAATAAAGATTGGATTCCATTTATAGTAATTGCAGCTCTTGCATTTGTACTATTAGGCCAGTGTTCTACAAACTCAGCCCTTAGAGAAGATAAGAAAGAACTTAAAGAACAGATCATGAACGCTAAATCTAATCTAGAAGCTTCGCAAGATTCTGTTGAGATTTATAAAACTCAAAACGGATACTTAGAAGCTGAAATTAAGATTTATGTTGCATCAAGCGAAGAACTAAGTGAAGACTATTCCGATATGGTTAAAAAGTATCAGAGGGTTCTTAGATTAAATAAAAAATTAGAAGGTGTTAACGCTCTTCTTTCTTCTGAGATTAAACTAAAAGATAGTCTTTTATTTGCCTCAAACATTATGCCTGATTCTACTTTTACATTCGTAGACTCAGTAGACTATGGCGACAATAATACAAGAGTTGTAACTCTTGACGGTAAAATCGATAGCGCTAACGTTACTGGTAAGCTTTCAATTTATCAAACTCTTACATTACTAACTGCCCTTGAAACTGAGGATGGTTATAATAGAATGAGAATTAGTACAAAGTATCCATTCGATGATATCAATATAGAAGGTATTGACCTTATCAATAATGAGTTAAATACATATAAGAAGAAGAGTAGGTGGAATATGAACTTTGGCGTAGGCCTTGGTTTGTATCCAAATGACGGTTTTGTAAGCCCTGCACCTTTTATTGGTGTAACGTTAGGTTATTCACCTAAATGGCTTCAATTTTAATAAATAGACTAAATAGATGGCACAAGCATCAAAATACGCAAGATTAGACCAAGATGTCCTGTTAGAATTTATCTATCACGATCAGAACGTTGCAACTTTAAGTAAGTATCGTTTTAGAGTGCTCCGGCGGTGGCGGCGATCGGAAAAATCGGCTGTAAGAAATAAAGAGTTTAGAGAAGCAGCTTGAAAAAACAGAGCGTAAGGTAAAAGTACAGAAGAAAGAGCTGGCTACGTCAAAAAATAATGTAAAAGAACTTAAGCAGAAAATGCGTAAGCTGTCTCAGCGCGTGTTGAGTATGGGTGGATTGGAAGTCAGCGAAGGTCGGTTACGCAAAGATAAGCAGAGGCTAATGAAGCGAGTCGACGAGTTGAAGGAGAAGTACGAAGATCAAAGGCTCATCAGTAAAAACCTAGAACAAGAACTTAAAACAAGTTTTAGAGCAAATGAAGTTCAAGCTATGAGAGATGAACTGAAGGAAGCAGAATCACAGCTGACACGAATGGCATCAGAGAAAAAATTCATTGAGCAGCATTTCTTGGAGTTGTCTGAGCAGGGAAATCCGCAAGCCTTAAAAGAAGAATTAGAACGGGCGAAGCGAGAGATACAGCTTCTAGAGCAAACTGTTTTAGAGATGGATGTCACTGATCAGAAAAACTCTCATTCCTAATATATTGCAAAGTTGTCATAATTCGCCGTTATTCTCATCTAAATAAATAAAAAGAGTATACCTATGAAAGCCTTGATAATCGCATTCTTCCTACTAGCTGGAACATTTGTCCAAGCAGAAGAGAAAACGACTGAAATCGTGATAAATAAATTAGCGAGTCAATATGAAATTAGTGCAACCGT